GTTGCTGGAGATTCCATGTCACCAGTAAAGTCTAAAGACTCAACCGCTGCTGTTCCAGTCCAAATCTTATCACCACTTACGAAAGTAGAGAAAGTCAAGCTAACATCAGTTCTTGAACTAATAGAAGAAAATAAATCTTCTACGTTTACACCAGCTGCTGCAGACTCGATTACTGCTAAACCATCTGTTGTTACTGACCAAGAACGAAGTCCTTGAATTTGAGCTGCCCATCCACCACTATCTTTTGTAGTTGCATCTGGTAAGTCTGTTGATACTGATAAAGAGCAAGATGTAGAGTGAGCTACTGCTACTCCACCTACTTTTACCACTAATAAAGTGCCGTTGAAAACCGAAGTTGTTGCCATGATATTAAATTTTAATATTTATTTGTTTGTTTGTTAATTTATTATAATGTTTGAGTTACAAAGTGGTTAACTATGATAACTCTTCTGAAAATATATGTTTCTTCTACATAGTCAAAAGTAGCTTGGTTTGAGGCCATATTCCTTGTAACTATCTTGAAATCTGGAGAAGCATTTGGATAATCTGCAGGAGCTGTTCCTATGATTTCCAATAAATCGTTAGCCCATGTGTCTACCGACTTTTGTCCTACTTCTCCAGACTTAAATGTTCTATAAACAATGTCAAACTGGATGCTTACATCAAAGTTATAGCTTGTTTTGTCGCTATTCTCTACTGATGTCTGTGAGCTTATTAACAAGAATGGAGGCTCTGAACCATCTGGAGCTATGGTATCATATACCGATAACTCGTAGCTGTTAGCATTTATCTTGTCGAAATAAGCCTTTCGTATAGCATATCCGCAGTCTTTCATTATCCTTCTACCTCTACTTCTTTAACTTCCGTTTGTTGGCCATTTTGAGCCTCATTTAGCTCACCAAAGAACTTCAGCAATGGTAATCCATAGGCTGTAGGAATAGTGTTTATAAACGCCTCTAATGACTTTAAATGCTCTTCGTTTAGTTCAATCTTCTTCATAGTTGGTATTTTTACAAATTTAGGTAAAATTATTTAGCTGCAATCAATGCCTTTAATTGTTATCCACAATGTAAAGTAGCTGCTATTAAATAACTTCCATCTTGGTATGTTTCAATTTTATTTGTTGATACTACTTTAGCTATTGTTGATGTACGCATAATGTCGTCTAATTGAACTTTTGCAGTTCCATCACCATTGCTTTGTAATAAGTCGCCCATAGATACAATTTCACTTGAATTTACTCTTATATAACCTAAACCAACTGCTGCTACATAAAAATCATTTGATGTTTTCCAATCATTATCCCAATCTAAAAAGACACCATAAACATTTTTACTATCTATTGTATCGCTTATTTTTGATTTAGGCAATCTATCATTTTGTTCATCTTCCCAAACGCACATTTCATCAATAGCTTCTAAAATAGTTCCTTTTAATATTTCAGTTTTAGAGCCATCTTTTAATTGTGACCAGTGAGAGCCTAAAAATGAATTATAAGAAATTGTACCTCCAGATACCGAAATATCACCTTCTGTAATATTGTCTTGCCTAAATTCAACTAATGTACCGTCATTTACTCTTCTATTTATATAGAGAACTGGGTTTGATGGTCTTGTTAAATACGTATCTCCACTAGTTCCAAAAAATTGTCCATCTAAAGAACTGTTAAAAGTAGTTTGATGCATTAAGATTTCACCACCACTACCTATCCTCATTCTTTCGGAGTTATTTACTTCAAACCACAATGGATTATTGTTTACAATAATTCCACAACCATCTGAAGCACCTACATAAGTATCAATTTGAGCACCACTTGTTCCGTGTGCTAATCTTGACCTACCTGATGAACCAGCAGTTCCTGCAAGGATGTGTAATGCTACTAAAGGACTACTCGTTCCGATTCCTACATTGCCACCGCTTGTGATTGTCATTCTTGGAGTAAATGTTATAGCATTACCAGCAGTTCCGCTTGGTGCAGTATAAAAAATATGGTCTCCTCCATCTTGTGCATAATTTGATGCAAAACCATTTGCCACATATTTAAAACTTCCGTCACTATAAGCATTTTGCCCATAATACATAAATGAACTTGCTGATGTACCAACAAACCCTCCTTTGTATTGTGTTACTGCATAACTTGAAGCCCATGCACTTGGTGTAACTCCGATTCCTATTTGACCACTACTTGTGATTGTCATTGCATCTATCGTAGAACTACCACTTGTAACTTTTAATTTAATCCCTTTTGTAGCAGTTCCACTACCACCTGCAAATATGTTGAAAAATCCAGTATTTACATCATTTGTAAATAAAGCATAAGCAGCTTCAGTAGCAGCAGCACCTTTAATTCCAATTTGACCTTCAGGATAAATCCTCATTCTTTCTGCAAATGTTCCACCATTATTAGTGCCAAACAATAGCTGACCACTATTAGATGCTACTTGGTCATATTGAATTTGTGCGTTAATGTTAGTATTGCTACTATCATAAAAGTTTATATTTCTTGTTACAGAACCTTGTAAGTTTAAGTTTCCACTAAACGTAGCACTTGTTCCACTCAATGCACCAGTAAGTGTACCACCAGCTAAAGGTAAGTAAGTAGATGCAGCAGTTGCTGTACTTAACTTACTATTTAATTGTGTTTGTATTGCACTTGTAACACCTTTAACATAACTTAATTCAGTTAATGAAGGATAAGTAGCAGTAGTTAATGAGCTAATTACTCCAGTTGTAGAGAAGAAGGCAATCTCATTTGCAGTTCCAGAACCTCCTATATAAGTAGGTATGTTAAATACTCCACCGCTATAAGTTGCAGCACCACTTGTGCCACTTGTTGTTAAGCTAATAGCACTTTGTGCTCTACCAGTTGTAAAGTATTGATTTGTGCCTTCAGCTATATTAGAAGTTGTTAAAACAACAGTTCCAGAAGCTCCGTTTACAGTTGTAACTGGAAAAGCAATGTTTGTGTTTGATGCACTTGTGATTCTACCTTTAGCATCTACAGCGATTGTAGGAACTGAAGTAGTAGTACCGTAAGTTGTTGCAGTAACACCAGTATTAGCCAATGTTAAAGCAGCAGTAGCGTTTGCACTACCATCAAAGTTTACAGTCCATGCAGCATCACCAGTAGCAGATATGCTTCTTGCAGTAGATAACTGATTAGCGGCATTTGCTGTACCAGCTAAGTTACCTTCTACGTTAGCAACTAAAGTTCCAACAGTATATCCAGTTCCAGTAGTATCTACTACATTAGTAGGTTCTACAGTTAAACCAGTAAAGAACTTAAACTTACCAGCATCAGAAGCATCTCTAAATAATCCAGTAAATTCAACACGAGTTTGTGCTGAATCAAAGTATCTTCCATAATACCCAATATCAACAGCATCTGTTGTATTGTTGTCGTTAGCAACCTCAAACAATGGGTCTTTAGCAGATATTGATTGAGTGTTTACATAAGTTGCAGTACCATTGATAGTTAAGTTACCACTTACAACTAAGTTGTTTGGCATTGTAACGTCATTCGTAAATGCAAGAGTTGTTGTATTACCAACAGTTGTAGCTGCAATTTGATTAGCAGTTCCGTTTATTGTTGTTATACCTAAGTCAGTCCAAGAAGCTGTAACTACATTTGCATCTTGCTGAGTAAGGCTTAAAGTCTTAGTGCCAGTACCAGTTACGGCAGCAGATACGATAGAACGATTGTAAGCTGTATCGTATTGCCCTAATTTAACCGTTGTAGGGATAGCGTAACCAGAAGTTAAGCTAAGTACACCACTTGTGTTAGAATAGTCTAAACCAACGGCATTCTCGCTGATAGCTGCTCTTGAACGAGCATCTGTATAATATAAGTTAGTGCCTTCATCTAAGTCTGTAGTAGTCTTAGCATCAAAAGCAGTATTAAATCTTGCTTGTGTATAGTAAAGGTTTGTACCCTCTGCTAAATTTGTAGTAGTCTTTGTTCCGAATCTTGAATCAAATCTTGCATCTGTCCAATAAAGGTTAGTACCTTCTGCAATGTTTGTTGTAGTCAAAGTAATTGAACCGCCTAAAGGCAATGCCAAGCTATTGATAGTTACTGAGCTATTGGTTAAACTTGCATTAGGAATAGAAGCTAAACTAAATACACCAGTACCATCATTGTAGCTAATACCAGTTCCTGCAGTAACAGATAAAGCAAGTCTTGCTCTTGAGTTAGTAAAGTACAAGTTTGTACCTTCTGGAAGGTTGGTAGTAGTCTTAGTTGCAAAGTTAGTTGCAAAGTTTGCATCACCTCTTGCAGTTGTGAAATAAAGATTCGTTCCTTCTGCCAAGTTCGTTGTTGTCTTAGCAGCGAAAGCTGAATCAAACCTCGCTTGAGTATAGTATAAATTAGTTCCTTCAGCTAAGTTAGTTGTAGTACCAGCTACATTCTCCCAAACAGCTAAAGCAGAGTTATATTGTAATATGTTGTTATCAGCTACTGCTGTGATTCTTACGTTGTGTAGTTCATCTATTTCGTAACCATTATCAACCTTAACATATATTTTACCTTGAGTCTTGTGAGCATAAACTACAAAACCTACAATAACAGAATGTTGAGGAGCTACTGGCTTAACCTTAGTGATAGCACCAGGAGTGGTTGGAGACAAGTAAAGAATATCACCGTCATTCCAATCTTCTAATTGCAAATCACCAGTTGTGTCAATTCCAGTAACTAAACCACTTGATGTAATAAAACCTTCTTGGTTATTAGCAATGTTCTCAGCTACTAAACCTAAAGTATCTGTAGAGTTAGCATCGTTATTAGCTTGTGCTAAACCAACAGCTAATCTTTGACCTTGAGCAGCAGTAATTTTAACAACTTGGTAAGCAGACTTATTAAAAATGCTACCAGAGTTATTTAAAACTCTTGCTACTTGCTTTTGACCAATAGGTAAAATAACTTGTCCACCCATTAATCCTAAGTCAGCAGTTCCTTCACTTGAGTTCCAGTAAATCTTAGCTACTGCGTTAGCTTCACCAGCTCCAGTGTTAAGCTGCATAAAATCTCCTTGAACACCACCATCTGCAGTTGCAATAGTGATTGTTGGAGTCAAAGTTCTTAAAGTATCATTATAAGCCCAAGTGATACCAGTACCATTTTGTATTAAAGTAGCTACTGTATCATCAATTAAATCTGTAATCTGTATGCCACCTCCAGTGATAATTAGGTCTCCAGTAATCGTAAGAGTACCGTTAATCGTTGCAGCCGTAGTAGATAAAGATAATGCAGTATTAATACCAGCACCGTCTTGAACTGGCTGTAATGTGCCAGAAACACCCACGTTATTAGCACCTATCTGTAATACTTGTCTATATGTATTTTTTACCGCTTTACCTTGAAGAGTAGCCATTATATTTTAATTTTTTTTATTTTACTAACCATTTTATATAGTTCTTCTGAAGCCGATAAGAACAAGAACGGTCTATGGGGCAAATTTACTAAATTTCCATTACTCCGTTTAAACGTTCTTGCGTAGCCCTCAAGTTGATTCATATTTAGATTTCTATATACTGGAATCTGAAAATCATTACCAGTACCAAACTCAACAAAAGGAGAATAATT